GCAAAATCCGACCTCCGAGGGAGGCGCACTAGTAAAGAAAGAGTGGTGGAAACTATGGGAGCATGACAGCCCTCCATCATGTGATTTTGTCATACAGTCTTGGGACACAGCGTTTCTCAAGACACAACGGGCAGACTACTCTGCTTGCACAACATGGGGGGTATTTTACCACCCTGACGATGAGGGGATCACTAAACCCCAGATCATCTTGCTTGATGCGTATAAAGAGCGGCTAGAGTTCCCAGAACTCAAGAAAACCGCCCTTGAAATGTATAAGGAGATGCAACCTGATGCGTTTATCGTTGAAGGGAAAGCGGCAGGAATGCCTTTAATATTCGAGTTAAGAGCGATGGGTATCCCGGTACAGGAATACACACCGTCCCGTGGTAATGACAAGATAGCCAGAGTTAATGCAGTTGCGGATCTATTCGCATCAGGCACAGTCTGGTGTCCTGAAACACGGTTTGCCGAGGAAGTCATGAATGAGTTTGCTGCGTTCCCAGCAGGCGAACATGATGATTTGGTAGACTCTTCCACGCAAGCACTGCTTCGTTTCAGACAGGGAGGATTCCTGAGTCTGCACTCCGATGAAGAGGATGAGCCAGTTTATATCAAGCCAAGGCGGGAGCCTTATTACTGATGGAATATTCTCTTATCAATACTTGGCCTGTAGAAAATGCCTTGCGACCTATCTTTAGAAAGAAGTGTCTTTTAGGAAAGAAGACCTTTTATCCGAAGAAATGGTTCAGACCCACCAAAGAGCTTGAGGATTCCTATACAGAAATCCTTGAAGAGCTGAATAAAATGATGAAGAGGGTAGATGATTTCCCTGTTTTTCAGCATATCAGCCCAGATCAGCTCTATATATCAGATGATGACAAATGGAAAATGTTCTTCCTCAAGGGAGGAAATATACGGTTTAAGAGGAACTGTGAGCAATTTCCCGTAACTATGAATATTCTGGATAAGTATCCTGAGATTGTATCGGCATACTTCTCCGTACTAGGGCCAAAGAAGATGCTCAATCCGCATCGAGGGCCGTGGTCAGGCGTTCTCAGAATGCACATGGGAATGCACATACCTACAGAAGGCAAGGGATGTCTTCTGGTATGTAACAAAGAAGAGTATAGATGGAGTGAAGGGAAGGTAGTGGTATTTGATGATACCTATGAACACTTCGCTGCTAACTATACAGACAGGAACAGGGTCATACTATTTCTGGACATTATGCGTCCATTGCCTTGGTTCTGGGACAAAGTAAACAGATTTGTAGTGTGGTGCGCTAGGTTTATCCCTTATTTCAGGACACCGATAAAGCGTCACAAGGAATGGGAAAAGGTGTTCTACGATGACGGTAATGGACGTTAAAGACGTAGCAGCAGAGCTTACCGCGCATGAACGAGAATGTGCTTTACGGTATGAGCATATTCAGGAAAGGCTTGAGGCAGGGGAAAAAAGATTTACCCGCATTGAAGCTATGATTATAGGAATATACGTTATCTTAATTGGTTCGCCAATAGTAACGCAGCTTATCAACTAAGGAGGCTTATGCCTTTTTTGCAAAGTAACATCCCGTACTTTAAGTGCTGGGTGCGTAGGGAATATACACACGGTCATCAGAAGTATCATGGAGAGTTTCTCCATGCGATGGCAATAGCAGTTACTACAATCCCCTGTCGATGTTTGAGCTTTCAGGTAATCTTTACCGGGGCTGAAAACTACGACAACGATGAACCCAATGTTCATGGCGGGGCGATGTGGGCAAGAATGCCAATTACAGCACTGGTAGGTGACACCCCTTTTGAGGAATGGCCCGAACCGATGCCTGTATGGGCAGCACAACCTTGGGACTGTTCATCGAGGACACATGCAGTATATGTTCTCGATAGATGCACACCATGTCCTTGGCTGGCAAAGATTGATGGCGAGTTTTATCCCGCCAAGTATTATTTTACTGTTGACTACACCGATTCAGAAATAGGCGATGATCCTGCACAACATAAGCAGTCCCATGTCCTAGAGTTGCTGGATGCAGGTAAGTGGACAGGCAATATCGTGGCATTACCGAATAATCGTGTCAGGGTGTCACATCCCGCTTGGTTTGAAATGGGAGAAGGCGCACCTGACTTTAGACCGTCCCAGCATGTCCATTACAGTAAATCTGATTTGGATTACACGCTGGATGTAAACAAGGTATTTGATAACTTATATTCAGAGGTTGATGATGAAGAAGAAATCTAAAGGGTACGCCAAAGGCGGCATGATGAAAGCTAAAGGCATGAAAGCTGGTGGCAAAATGCCTATGGTCAAAAAAGGCGGAGCAATGGTTCCTGCGTTTGCTGCTGATGGAAAAGGCAAGATGATGGGTGGCGGCAAGGTAAAGATGTCTCCTAAAGGAATGAGTGCTGGCGGAGCAGTTACTGCGGTTAGCAAGGATATGAAGAAGAAAGGTGGAGCCAAAGGCGGCAAAACTGTTGCGAGAGGATCAGGTGCAGCAAGACCCCAAATGTTCGGAAAAAACGGATAGAGCTAAAAGAATATCAGCTCTAATAAATCGTGGTGCAGCAGTTTTAAAGAAAGCATTAAAGTTAAAAGAAGAAACTGTTGTAAAACAAAAAGCACCTAAGAAGATGCGTAAAATTTCTCTTGAAGCGGCTTTTGAAAAAGAAAAGAAGTCTCAAGGCAAAAGGAAAAAATAATGGCAATAGACCCCGCACTTAGCCCGTTTGATGAAGACATTGACGGGATTGGTGGTTTAGAGATCAGCATTGAGAACCCCGAATCGGTATCTATTGAGACCGAAGATGGCGGTGTATTGATTGATTTTGATCCTAACAACCCCATGACAGGCGGAATGAACCATGAGTCTAACCTTGCTGAATTTGTTGATCCAATAGAGCTAGACAGGCTAGGATCAAGCCTTGTAGGTTCTTATCTTTCTGATAAGGACAGTCGTAAAGACTGGGAAGATTCCTATATAAGGGGTCTTGAGCTTCTTGGATTAAAGTTTGAAGACCGCACCACTCCTTGGTCAGGGGCATGTGGCGTATTCCATCCTATGCTTTCTGAAGCAGTTGTTCGCTTTCAGGCACAGACTATACAGGAGATTTATCCTGCTGCTGGCCCAGTCAAGACAGATATCATAGGAAAGATCACGCCAGAAAGGGTAAAGCAGGCAGAAAGGGTTCAGGATTATCTGAACTATGTCATTACCCAGAAGATGGTGGAATACAGAACTGAAACAGAGAAATTACTTTTTTCTCTTCCTATTGCAGGATCAGCGTTCAGGAAGGTATATTACGATCCTAACATGGGCAGACCTTGTGCCATGTTTGTTCCTGCTGAAGATTTTGTAGTCAGCTATGGAGCCTCTGATTTAACGACATGCGAAAGAGCAACGCATGTTATGAAGAAAACTTCTAATGAAATCAGGAAGTTACAAGTTTCTGGGTTTTACAAAGATATTGATCTTGGCAATCCAAGTCTTTCTGTAAGCGACATTCAGCAGAAGTACAACGAATTAACGGGTGACTCTGCCACTGAAAGCCACGGCTATGATATGGATAGCCGATACACATTGCTTGAAATGGTAGTAGACATTGATTTAATTGGTTATGAGGACAGACAGGGAGGAGAGCCTACAGGTATTGCTCTTCCTTATGTTATTACTATTGAACAAAGTTCTCGAAAGATTTTATCAATCAGAAGGAACTGGTCTGAAGAAGATCCCAAGAAACTGCCTCTACAACACTTTGTACACTACCAATATTTACCGGGGTTCGGTTTTTACGGCTTTGGTCTAGTACATATGATCGGTGGATTGTCTCAATCAGCCACCTCATTGCTAAGACAGTTAGTAGATGCAGGCACATTGTCCAATTTACCGGGCGGTTTAAAAGCCAGAGGACTAAGAATTAAAGGGGATGAGACCCCAATCATGCCGGGAGAGTTCCGTGATGTTGATGTTCCCGGTGGAGCGATCAAAGATAACATCACATTCATGCCTTATAAAGAGCCTTCTAACGTCCTGTATCAGCTTCTGGGCGATATTGTTAATGAAGGACGTAGATTTGCATCAGCAGCAGATGTAAAGGCAGCAGATATCAATGGCGAAGCCCCAGTAGGTACGACTTTAGCGGTACTGGAACGAGAAATGAAGGTGATGAGCGCAGTTCAGGCAAGAGTTCACCACTCAATGGGGCAGGAAATCAGGATTTTAGCAGAAATTATCCGTGATTTTGGGCCTGAAACGTACCCATATGAGCTTGAAGGCGAAGAAGTTACCTCCAAAGACTTCGATGACCGTGTAGATGTCATCCCGGTAAGTGATCCTAACGCTGGAACGATGGCTCAACGAATCATGCAGTACCAAGCGGCACTACAATTAGCGGCTCAAGCCCCTCAAATGTATGATATGCCCCTGTTGCACCGTCAAATGATCGAAATCCTTGGCATTCGGGACGCAGATGAGATAATTCCGACAGATAAGGACTTAAAACCCATTGATCCAGTGTCTGAAAACATGGATATCCTCAATGGAAAGCCTGTTAAGGCGTTTAT